CTGATACTCGGTAAACATGTATCAGACAGTGTGATAACGCATGAAATCTTAAGGAGTAAAAATGAAAGAATATAAAGAACTGGTCGTTGAATGCGCCTGCCCAGTAGATAATACCATAGAGAGAGCGTTAATGCAGTTGTCAAATCGCCAAGGATCAGAAAGCATAAAATTCGACATAAACGATAACCAGATCATAATCTTTTTAAATAGTATAGATTATGAGTTGTTCAAGAATGATATATCCGCCTTTTTAGAGACTAATGATTATAAGTGTCTTTCTGACGTGATGAATGCCATTTCTAATATACGAAGCTACGGTTTGAAAGGCAAAAAAAGGGTTTATGTAGGTTACAACGACGAACGCAAAACAGTGAACAGAAAAGAAAAAGAGAAGAACCGAGAGTCATACTATTATGCAAGAAACAATGATTTTTCTGACACTAACAATGAAGTCCCTTCACAATATGTCAATCAGATAGTTTGTTCGGATAGTAAGTCTGTGTTAAAGCAGCTTCCCGATAATTGCATCGACCTAATCTTCACATCACCACCTTACAATTTTGGATTAGATTACAATAAAAATGATGACGATCACCACTGGGAAAAGTATTTTCAACTACTCTTTGGAATTTTCGATGAGTGTGTAAGAGTTTTAAAGTATGGAGGACGATTTATCGTTAATGTTCAGCCATTATTCTCAGATTACATACCTACACATCATATTATTAGTAACTATCTCATGAATAAAAAGCTTATTTGGAAAGGGGAAATACTATGGGAGAAAAACAATTATAATTGCAAATATACTGCATGGGGGAGTTGGAAGAGCCCAAGTAATCCATATTTGAAGTACACATGGGAATTTGTTGAAGTTTTTTGCAAGGGGACATTAAAAAAATCTGGTGATTCATCAAAGGCGGACATAAGCGGTGATGAGTTTAAAAAGTGGGTTTATGGTAAGTGGTCAATTGCTCCAGAAAGACGAATGAAGGAATTCGACCACCCGGCTATGTTTCCTGAAGAGCTAGCAACAAAAGTTTTGAAACTCTTTAGCTACCAAGATGATATTATACTCGACCCTTTCAATGGTGTTGGGACAACAACATTAGTTGCTAGTCTTAACAATAGAAGATACTTAGGAATTGACATTTCTGAAGAGTATTGTAAAAAAGCCAAAGAAAGACTAGATTCATATTTGTTCTAATGTTCAAAATTCAAGTTCGTAAAGAACTAATAGACCACTGCTCTCTCCAGGTTGAACAATACAACTTCGGTCAACGTGGATATGCTGATGGAACTAAAGATCAGCAACTGACAGGTGTTATTGGTCAATCTCAAATTGCTGAGTTGTTTGGAGAACCATGGGTTACAGGAGAAGGTGGTTTTGATGATGGCCAAGACTTGCTATACAAAGGCCTGGTAATTGATGTAAAGACAATGGGCAGAACAACAGATGTAAGACCGTATTATGTAAATAACTTTGTGGGGTTACAGAAAAGATATCGAACTGATGTTTATATCTTTTGCAGCTACAATAAAACTAACTTTGAGTTGACTATTTGTGGATGGGTTACTAAAAAACAATTGAATGACAGGTCCCAATTCTTTCCGAAGGGATCAGTTCGAAAAAGATCAGATGGATCATCATTCAAAACTTTCACTGACCTATACGAAATATGCAATGAATCACTTAACCAAGTTGATTCGTTAAATCAGCTATTCGGCGATCTTGATACGATAAAACTACAAAAATACAGATAGGAGGACAGTATGTCAGACTTAGTACCTACTATAGATAGTATTATTAACGAATACAATAGGATCATCAAGGGGATAGATCAAACAGCAACTGAAGATCAAAATCGAGCTTATGGCGGAGTTATAAGATCAAGTAAGGGTACATTGGTAGAGGGTATTGCAGGCAACATTATTAAAATCGCATGGTCTCGAATAGCTGGGGATTTGAGCCGTATTTCTTTTGCGAAAAATACTGTCAGAATTCCCATGAAAAAAGAGTATATTAACAGAATTCACGAACCAGATGTCAGGAACTGGTTGAACAACAACTATACAAAGCAGCACTATACACTAAAGACAGATGTTCATGTATCTATTGATGATAGTTTTGTCGTGGCTGTTGAATGTAAGGCTTATACTGAAAATGCTATGCTCAAAAGGATTCTGGTAGACTTTACACTGTTTAAAACTCAGTTCCCTGATCTAAACTGTGTTCTTTTACAGCTAGAAAGCCAGTTAACCGGCGATTACTCGCAGATTGACAAATCAGTAATCTATGGGAGTAGTACTACTCTTACTCTTTTATCCTATTTTGACGTCGATTTAAGGATCATTACTCTTCTTGAAGGTGAACGTAAAGTTGATTGCCCCATACACAAAAAAGAGTATTTTAAAGAACTCACTGAGGAATCTGTCGAAAGAGCAATACAGGTTTTTATGGAAATTTTAAAACCATACTTATAAATCTATTGTTCCAAAGTCTCGTTTTTTCTTATTGAACGTGATCAGTTAGTGATTAACTGAACTGTGGAAATTGATTTTATCAAGAGGTCAATGTAGCCTACCTGAATTGCTATTGCAGTGGGAGCACAGACTCATTAAATCACCTCTTTTCATAGATTAATTAGCTTATTACACTGAATAAACAAGAGATTTAGCATCTTGTAAGAACATCTCTATTCAATGCTTGTAGTCGTCCTACACCTCCAATGAAAGGGTGGGAATGGAGTATGCGCTCCTGATACACCCACCGGGTTCATATCCGAATCGTATTCGATCTGATCATCTTTGATCCAGGGTGCGAGGGCTTTGATGTATTCTCTGGCATCGTCCAGGCTATTGGACTTGGTATCGAGAGCCATCAGATTATCCATTATTTCCACTGCATCGTTTAGGGGATAGACTTTGTCTTGGGCCGCCAGAGCCCGGCAGATATCACTGGTGCGGTCATCCAGGATCACCACTAGCTTGTAGTAACTGGCTTTTGCTTTCTTATAACCTTGCAGTCTTCCGAAATCTCGTATCCGGAGAGCAGTATGCTCTGCCAGTCCTTG